AGATGAGGGAATCCGTCAGAACCTGGCCTCCAGAGGAGTGCTACTGCGGGAACACCATACTGGATCCAACAAGTGGGACTCAGGCTTCGGTGTTGCATCAATGTCAACTTTGTTTGGGACCAAACAGCACGACGGTAAACACCACAGGGACAACCTTATTCATTTACCTTCTGACCAAACTGAAAACATTAAGGCGCTCATCGAGCAATTGATTACGTGGTCACCTACTACTAAAGGCAAGACCGATATGGTGATGGCACTTTGGTTCTGTGAGATCCGCGCACGCGAGATGCTCAACCAAGGTATGCATCAGACCCACCATATGAAAAATCCATTCCTTTCTCGTTACGAGAGAGGCAAGCGAACGGTTATCAACATAGATGAACTGCTCGCCGAAAAAGATCGTACGTTCATCTAAATAGGAGATAACAATGGCACTAAAGAAAAAGGTAGTAGCAAAGTCTGCAGATGCTGCTCGCAAGGGAGCGATGACTGCAACAGTGGTTAAAAAAGTATCACCAGATGTAAAGATTATTAAGGCTGGCTCAAAGCCATTAACACAAAGCCTAAGTGAAAAACGAGCAATAATGGAGAAGGCCCAAGGCAAGACTCCTGCTGCTCGCGCAAAAGCAGCAGAAAAAACAAGAGTAGCCAAGAAAAATCTTCAAAGAGATGTTGCAGAGGCTCGCCGATACGCTGCTAGAGAAGCAGGTAAAGAAGCATTAAAGCGTGCTGGTTTTGATGCAAGTAAAACAAAGTTTGGTAATAAGCCAAGCGCTGCTCAAACTAAAGCAGTGAACAAGGCAAAAGCAGAATCAGATCGTATATTCAAACAAAAGGTAACAGCAGCAAAGGCAAAGGCAAAGGCAGACCGTGCAGCAGCAGCAAAGGCAGCACGCGGCAGTGTTGGTGGCGCAGGTCTTCGCGGTGGCTTTGGTATGGGTGGCGGCGGCGGTAGTGGTCGCAGTAACGTGAATCGATAAGGGGAACACAATGGCAAATATGAAGCGTGTACCAACAGACGAACTTAAAAAGCGCAGAGAACAGATGAAGGATAATCGAGTAAAGATTACTGGAACTGCTACTAGTAGAGCACGTGTTTCTGCTGCAATGAGTAAGTCTCAACCAAAAACTGCTACAAAACCAAAGCCAAGGGTTTCAGGAATGGCTAAGCCATTGCCTTCTGGACCTAGAACTCCAGCACCACGTCGTGGTAATGCAACACCAGCGCCATTGGGTACGCCTGCACCAAGAGTAGCAGGTCGTCGTCCTGTAATGCCTAGGACTGCAAAGAAGGCACCTGCAAAAATTGGACCAGCGCCTAAGAAGCGAGAGAAGATGACTCCTCAAGATGAAGCAATGAAGAAGATTCTTGAGAAGAAATACGGCAAGATCTACGGATAAGGAAAACAATTGTTATCAACTAAAGAGGTAGTAGCCAAGGTTAATCGCCTACAAACGCGCTACTCCGCACGTGACCAGAGAATGCGTGATGTGCTCTCTGTACGTCAGGGAGACATTAGCAAGGTTTATCCTGCAATGTTTTCAGAGGAATATCCAAAGCCTCTAGTTGCTAACTTTATTGACGTAGCAGCACGCGACCTTGCAGAAGCAATGGCACCACTGCCATCGTTTAACTGCGCTGCAACTAATATGGTTTCAGACTCAGCACGCAAGGCTGCAGATACACGTACTCGTATTGTCAATCATTACATCAGTGCATCTGAACTACAAATTCAAATGTATACTGGTGCTGACTGGTTTAATACTTACGGTATGTTGCCAGGAATTGTGGAGATGGATTATGAAACCAACAATCCGAGAATACGTCTGCTTAATCCTTTTGGTACTTATCCTGAGATTGATAGATTTGGTCGTACCGTCTCGCTCACGCAGGTAATGGCAACTGATGCTGAAACACTTGCAATGCAGTACCCAGAGTTCTATGACCAGATTATGCCAAAGAATGTTTATTCTCCTGGTTCTCCTTATGTGTCACTAGTTCGCTACCACGATAAAGACCAAGATCTAATCTTTATCCCAGAGCGTAAGAACCTAGTACTCTCAAACATTCCAAACCCTATCGGTAAGTGTATGGCATACGTTGCTATGCGCTCATCTATCGATGGTGAAGCACGTGGACAGTTTGATGATGTTCTATCAGTTCAACTTGCCCGTGCTCGCTTTGCAGTATTGCAGATTCAAGCAGCAGAAAAGTCTATCCAAGCACCTATTGCTATCCCACAGGATGTGCAAGAACTTGCATTGGGACCAGATGCGATTATGCGTTCTGCTAACCCACAAGGTATTCGCCGTGTTCCTTTGGAACTACCACCTGGAGTCTTCACAGAGTCAGGTGTATTAGAGCGTGAACTACGTTTAGGTTCTCGTTACCCAGAGGTTCGCTCAGGTAACATCGATGCATCTATCGTTACAGGTCGCGGTGTACAAGCGCTACAAGCAGGCTTTGATACACAAATCAAGTCAGCACAAGCACAGTTTGCTCGTATGTTTACAGACCTTGCTTCTCTTTGCTTTGAAGTAGATGAGAAGATCTTTGGCAATATGTCCAAGGAAATCAAGGGTGTAGATGACGGTACTCCATTTAATATGAAGTACATTCCATCAAAACAGATTGCTGGTAACTACGGTGTAGATGTTCGCTACGGCATTATGTCTGGTATGGATCCAAACCGTGCCATCATTGCTTTACTACAAATGCGTTCAGATAAACTCGTATCTCGTGACTATGTACGTCGTGAGATTCCAATGGAGTTAAATGTAACGCAGGAGGAACAACGTGTTGATATCGAAGAAATGCGCGATTCTTTGCGGGTGGCTGTTGCTCAGTATGCTCAAGCCATTCCAGCCCTTGCAGCGCAAGGTCAGGATCCTTCGCAGATCATTACCCGCATTGCAGAAGTTATTCAAGGTCGCCAAAAGGGACTCCAACTAGAAACTATTATTGGTAAGGCATTTGCGCCACAAGAAGCGCCAGAGATGCCAGTAGCACCAGACCTAATGCAAGGTGCACCTCAAGTTCCAGCAGCGGGAGCACTCCCTGCCCCTGCCTCGCAGCCAACTCCAGAACAACCAGGAGGCGCACCCGCTGCTGCTCAACGTCCAGATATAGCAAACCTACTAGCCGCCATCGGCGGGGCAGCATAAAGAGGGGGTGTAAATATGAACAAAGGATCACGTGCAACAGCACCAATGTCAAAGCCAGTCGAAGGCAAGAAGGATACTTCCAAGCCAGCAGGTGGCAAGGTAGTACCATCAATGATGCCAGCAGGTCGTCGCGGCAATGCGGTAAAAAAGGGATAACATAATTCTAATGAAAGGTACTGGGCGTGGATAAAAATAATAACGATGTTCCGCGTCCAGTACATTTCGCCGATTTCTTAGTTACCGTTGCAGGTCTTGTGCATAATCTTGCAAGTTCCGTACAAACTTTTACAGAAGAAATTATGGAAATAGCAATTTACAATGCTAATAGAAACTCCAAAGTCAACAAGGCTTGGGAACAATTTACAAATGATTTAGAAAGAATACAGGAGGAAACCGATGGTAGATAACCCAATCAGGGGCGTATCAGGTCCTGGTAAATTCTCCGTTCGTACAGATCTACCAGCATCACAAAATTATGGTGACCGTAAGGCTATGCAAGAACAGATAGCAGGAGCACCTACCGCTAGAACAGAAGATGTTCGCGGATTACCTACAGGTCAAGTTCAGGCTGCAGCACAGGCTTCGCCACAAGCACCTGTCACAGAATTATATGCACCAACACAGCGTCCAGATGAACCAATCACTTCAGGTGTAGCAGTAGGACCAGGCCCAGGACCAGAGGTAATGGGCTATGCAACACAATCAGAAAAACTATCTGACATTCTTTCTCAGATGCTTCCATACGATACAGATGGTGAAATCGCAATCCTTTATCAGCAAGCCGTATCCAGAGGTCTGTAATGGCAGAAACGCCAAAGAACTCAAACTTATCACAGGCTGCATTTCGTGCAGGTCTTAATCCGTCACAGACTCGTCAGATTGATGGTCTTGCATCAGCGCTATCTATGCATCAGCGCTTATCAGATCTTCCTAAAGAGTATGCCTACGATGAGTTTAACAAGTTACCTAACAACAAGAAGCAATCGCTAGTAGCACTGACTGGTACTAATAAGCCAGATGCAGATGAACCTAGTCGCTCTTGGTTAGAAACTGCTGCTCACTATGCATTCAGTCCTTACAAGAAAGCATTCAAAACTTTATTTGATGTACTAGATTATGCATCAGATACGATGACTCGCGTCTATCGTGCTGGTGCTATTTCAACAACTGAAAATATCAACTTTGGTGATGCTTGGGGTAAGGCAGGTCGTGATGGTGAGAACGTATTCATCCAGGATCGCATCAACACTGCAGTATCTCGCTACGGCTCAGCACGTGTAAACGTAGCAAAGCGTATTGCTGCAGGTGTTGCTCCAGAAGTTATCTTTGCAGAAGCACAAAACGAAGAAGAAAAGCGCATTGCAGCAGAAGCACAGCAAAGCGAAACAGGCGACATTATTGATCCGCTACTTCGTGATGCAGTAGCAGAAGTAAATGCTGCTAAGTATTCTCCAGGTCGTCAGTTAGCAAACCTATTCCTACCTAAAGACTTAGAGGGTAAGGGTCCACTGTACTCTTGGATTTCAGGTGCAACAGATGCAACCTACCGAATCTTTATGGATCCAACACTTGCTTTAGGCAAGGCACGCAAGATTTACCTTGGTGGTTCACAGGCTCTTAAGATTACTGGCAAGTATGCAGCAACTGCAAAACTTGGTAGTGCTGAGAAGGTATCTAAGTATTTTGATACTACAGATATCTTTGGTGTGAAGAATGTACAGAACCTATGGACAGATTACACAGATCGTTTTACTAAGTATGTATCTGCAAAGAACTCAGGAGTAACTGAGGATATTGTTGCAGCACGTACTGCACTTAACGATTTAGCGCCAGAACTAAGTGATGACTTTATTGTCTCTTTCAAATCTTTTGGTGAGAAAGAGTTCGGCGGTAAGTGGGATTTAGATACTGCTAAGGCTTATCTATCAGATGCCTCAAAGGTCGAGACTATGCTCTACGGTCAGGCTGGTGCTCGTATCAAGTTAGCACCACGTATGACAACTGCACGTAAGGCACGAGTACTAGCACTAACTACTGGGCGACGTGTATTTGATCTTGATAAAGATTCTCGTGCTCTTATCGAGACAATGGAATTAACAGACGATGCAGCATTGCTTCAGGCTGTCGTAGGTACTGAGACACTATCTCCAGTAGAAGCAGGTGCAGATTTTGCACAGAGAATTATTGAAGGCCGTCAGAACATTAAGAAGTTTACTCCAGAGTACTTCGCTAATCGTATTGATCGCATCAAAGCCAAGTTCACACCTATTGCTTCCCTGATAGATGATGAAGCCTTTGACCACTCATCAAAGACAGCAACACAAGATTTCTTCCGTTACGCACGTATGGCTCTAGGCTCATACCACGCTAGAGCATTTACCGAAATCTACGGATCAGCAGATATTAATCAACGTAAAGTAATGATGAAGGGTATCCAATCAACAGTTGGAAACCTTATCGGATTAGATAAGACTGAAGGTGGACGCAGACTACTCAGCGCTATCTCAGATGAACTTTTCACAGGTGCTACATACTCTGCACGTTCAGCAGATGGTTCTATCCCATCAGAGGTTGACGGCTTTGATAGCGCATTGTACTTTGCACAGACATCTAATGTTTCTCGTGTTATTGGTTTGCGTGATATGCAGCGCTTTGCAGGACGTGAGTCTTTCCTAAGCCGTGTATTAGGTATGCAGTACAAAGAAGGTGCTGAGCGTATAGTTGATGCTTGGACATTTGGAACTATTGCAGGTCCTCGTTTCCCAGTACGTAACGCTATTGAAGATTACACAATGGGTATTCTTAACGGTCAGTCAATTATCAAGACTGCTCGCTCTCGTCGTACAGCAACTAAGATTCGCTTAGGCTCTGGACAAGACCTAGGTATGGTTAACCGTGTTGTAAAGCGTAAGGATCAAGAGTATTTCAATACTCGCCTTAAGGCAGTTGACGGTGAAGTAGGTGCTATTGATGATCTTGTCAAGCGTGGAATTCTTACCAAAGAAGAAGTTGCTGTTTATCGTGGTTTAACTCCACGTCAAAAACTAGAGCAACGCCGTATTATTATGGCAGAGGCACTACTAGGTTCTAAGATTGATGATGTTGCTAATGCAGACATTATTGAGAAACTACCATCACACATTAAAGACTTTGTTAAGTATGGCAATTTAGAGACACTCCTGCGCGGAGCAGGTGAAGGTGCATCTAATGCTGTTAGCGGTCTTAACGCATCATCACGTGCAGCAGTAACTGC